ACATCGCCCACGGCCATGCCGAGGCCCAGCGAGGCCATGGCATTGTCTCCGCCGCCGGGGCCGATGATGCAGCCGCCTTCAACGTCCTTGCCGGCAATGGCGGGGTCGGCCTTGACGGCGGCTGCCTCACGCGGGCCCAGCACGGTGGGCAGCACAATGGCGTCGGCGTGGGCCTTGGCGGCGCGGCCCATCTCAGAAAACAGCGGGGTATAGACGCCCACGTTGTCGTCTTCGATGTCGGTGCGCTTAACCGCCACCGTGCCCTCGTAGAGCTTGTTTTGGACCTGGTAGGCCTGCGCCGCCATGTCCTTGAGCACGCGGTCGCCCACCCACTCGCGCAGGGCCGGGGACTGGCCCAGCCAGGCGTAGGTGTTGCTGGCGGAAGAGGACGGCACGCGGGTGGCGACCTTCTCCCAGTCGGTGGGGGTATTGGTGAGCGCGTCCTGGAAGGCTTTCGAGAAGCCGGTGCGCAGGCCGGACAGCAGGGCGGGGGTGATGATGGCCATGGGTTACTCCTTATTGATGCGGCGCTTGTGGGCGATGAAGTCGGCCTCGGTCAGGCCGAGCTGGGCGCAGACGTAGCGCTCCTCCTCGGTCAGCGCCTCGGGCGTCTTGGCCGCGTGCGCGTCGGACTGGGCGCTGACGATGACCGGGGCGGCTGCGGCCCAGGCGGCAAAGCCCTCGGGGTCGCGGCTGGCGTAGCCCATGGCCCAGTCTTTGAGCGCCGGGGCCAGCTTGCCGGCGCGCATGGCCTCGCTCACGGCGGCCTCGGCCTTTTGCCGGGCCACCTCGGCTTGCAGCCCAATCAGCGCATCGGCCACGGCCTTGTGCTGGCTGAAGCCCGGGGCGATCAGAATGCGCGACTTCATCTCGCTGCGCGTTTCCTGTAGCGCCGCAATGCCGGCGAGTTGCCCGGTCGCTGGATCAAGACCGCCGATCACGGCGTTCATCGTCTCATCCAGCGTTTCCCCTTCGGGGACACGCACCACATAGACAAAGGGCGAGGCCTGGTCCTGGATGGCCCGGATCGCCTGGGGCAGAGTGCCAGCGTCACCCAAGTGGGCAGCCAAGCGCCGGTTGTTGACCAGCACCGGGACATTGAACGGATATGGCTCGTCCATGCCGCCATCCAGACCGCGCGAACCGAGGGTGGGCGACACCACGCCCGAGCCATCCTCGCCGCCGACCGTGACGCTGATGCGCTCGGCAATCGTCGATTCGGCCATCAAGGCCTGGGCGACTTCAGCGGCCGTGCTGATGCGCGCACCGTCGAGATCGGTGGCCAGCGTCACGTCGATCAGGGTGGTGCCCGGGCTGCGAGTATCCAGGGCCACCGCCAGTGGTTCCTCTGGTTGTGTGGCGGCGCGGATCTGTACGCGCAGGGTGTTGCCCAGCGCACCCGGGGCCTTGGCCGTAAAAGTCAGTGACGCCTCCCCCTGCCCCAAGGTCAGGGTGGCGGTACGGGGGGCGGATGCCTGGGGCGCGGTCCCCACCAGGCCAATGACCGAGGACTTGACGGTGCGCACCGTGCGCCCGCCGTCTTCGATCTCGACAAGTTCGATGCCATGCAGGAAATGGTCTGCCATAGCGGTTCTCCAGAAAACAAAAATCCGCCAATTGGCGGAATAAAAGATGGGGTCAATGAGGGAGCAAGCGGTTAAGTGTTCAGCGCAGTGGCTTGCCCTCGTCAGACTCGATGGCCTTCTCGCAGTGGTTCGGGTCGAGCCGATCCAGCAGACGACACAACACGCAGGCCCAGCGCTTGCCCTCACGCGCCGCCTTGCCGGCACGGGAACTCAGCGTTTCGTCCTCGTGCCCGCCAAAGGCCGCATTGGCCAGCTGGTCGTGGGCGACGGCAATCGTCCAGGCCCGCCGACTGCCGGCCAGGGCGGCGATGAGCATCCAGAGGGACGCGATCACTGCAGCGATCTGGCACAAGAGCCATAGAGCCAGCATCGACAGGCGCTGACCTATTACGTGGATCATGGCTCGCCCTCCGTCATGGGTTCCGCATCGGGCCAGGCCAGTATCGGAAGTTCCGCTTCCAGCTCGGCATAGCCTGCGGGCAGCGGACGCTCCCCGGCTTCGACCTGCGCCAAAATGGCGTAGAGCGCCGCCCAGGTCGCATCGCGAGCCTGCACACAATACTGACCCTCAGCTTGGAACTTCGGCACCGTGCTGGTGGCGTAGCTACAGGCCGACAGGATGCCGTCGTAGTTGCGCTCCTGGGCAAAAGCATCAAGCCGCGCCTGGGTGGCTTGTACGATCTGGGCCAGGAGCTGATCCGGTGGGATGGGTTCTGGCGCAGGCGGGACAAATTGCTCGCCGTCCCAGATCCAGCCGACATCGCCCTGCGGGCAGGCCACCCAGCCCTGGCTCTTGGCGAACTTGGCAGTGGCTTCGACCAGGTTGGTGACGATGCCGTCTTCGATGATTGCGTAGCGCGCCATCAGATCACTCCCCAGACAGAAACCAGACCTGGCCCGCCGTTGCCGCCGATGCCGTGTGTCAAGTTAAAGGTGGGTGATCCGGAAAGGCCGCCGCCATTGCCCCAAATCGCCAGGGCGTGGCCGCCGCCCCCTCCGCCAGCACCAATCCCGCCATTGCCACCCTTGCCGGCGGTCAGTTTTACGATCACGTCCGAGGGGTAGGTGTTATTCCCTTCCATGCGGCAAGTGGCTGTTCCGCCGCCTGCACCGGAGCAGAAATCCGCTGTGGCGGCTTGCCCTGCAGTACCGGTCGCACTATAGGTTCCAGCGATATTTGGGATGTACCCGTAGGTTTCTGATGCGCCGCCGGACGGAATCGTCACCCCGCTCCCGATGTAAGCGCCCGGCGCTGCGGCACTGGGATTGGCCACCGAGTAGGTGTAGTAGATTGAACCACCGGTTCCACCGATGCTGCCCGCTCCAACGATGCCAGTGAGCTCAGGAACCCCGCTCGAGCCGCTGCTCAGTAGGGCCGTGGAGCCAAAGATACTGGCACCTCCAGCGCCGCCAGACGTGCTCTGCGTGGTACCGCCCAGTCCCCCTGCACCGACCGTGACGGTGATGCTGGCAGCAATCCGGCTAGACGGGACAAATGCCTGACGGCGCGCGCCGGGAACACCGCCAGCCGCCCCATTCACCGTTCCGCTGGAACCGCCCTGTTGATAGCCGGATTTCCCCGCTGCCCCGCCCTGACCGCCGCCGATCACCTCGACCTCAAACCCGATATAGCCCGGTGGTTTGCTGAAGCTGCCGCTGGTGGTGAACACTTTGTAGAAGGCGCTCAACACCACCGAGCGCAAGGCGATGCCATCGCACAGCAACAGTCGCATCTCGCCCGGATACATGATGAAGCTCGTCAGGCCGTCGAGGGTTTCGCTGCCGTAGGGGTCGAGGGTGATATCGCCTGCGCCGCTGTTCCGCAGGTAGCAGAACCACCCTGGGCCGAGTGCGGCCACGGGATCGAAGGTCTGGGTGAAGTTGCCGCTGGTGATATCGATGAAGCGGCCAAATTCGGCAGCGGTAAGTTTGACGTTGCTCGTGCGCGCCAGGCGGTGGATCTCGCCCTTGGGTTGCAGCGCATGAAACTGTGCCACCCGCAGCGGGGTCATCAGTTGGGCATTATCCAGACCAGCCTCGGCTTGCTGCTGCGTGGCCAGTCGGGTGGCCAGTCGGGCATCGATGGCTTGATGACTGCGCAGCGGCGTCATCAGGCGCTGCGCATCTTCACCCGCTTGCGCTTCCACCTGGCTGGCCAAGCGCGCCAGCAGCTGCCCGTCGAGCACTTGCCGGGTGCGCAGCGGTGTCATCAAGCGCGTGGCCGCTTCGCCGGTCTGTGCCTCCGCTTCGCTGGCCAGCCGGGCGTCGATGGCCTGGGCCGTGCGCAAGGGGCTCATCACCACTTCACTCGCACTGGCCGCCTCGCTCTCATCCTGGGAGGCAAAGGCCACAGCAAGGCTGCGACTTTGCTGCAGGGTTCCGCCGCCAGTCAGCCCGGCGCCTGCAGTGATCGCCACGCTGTCCTGCGCCCGACGCGAGACCACCGCATCGAGCTTCAGAAAGGCCTCCCGCAGACGCAGCACATCCTCGATCATCAGATGTTCGGGATGGGGCAGCGGCAGATCCAGATGGTCGGTTCGATCATCCATATCGCTTCTCCTTCAAGATCAAGTGACAATCACACGCAGACGTCGCACGAAGGGCCGGTGCGCCGGCGTGCCCGCCAAGGCCAACTTCACCCGCGTGGTGCGATCCGCACCGACCCCCACCAGACCCGTGGCCTTGTAGGTACGCTCAACCCAGCCGTTGCCCACTTCTACGCCCTTGTCCAGCGCAAGATCGGTGAAGCTGCCTGGGGTGCCGGACTCGGCCTGGACCGTGACACTGGACGTGCCGGGGGTGAGCGCATCGAAGGTGACGGACACATTGAAGGTGGCCGCAGCGGGAATCGCGCGGGACAGGTAGTCGCCTGCGGCTTCCAGCGTGCCGAACACCAACTGCGTGCCCGGGTACAGGATCGGACTGGCGGTTTCAGTACCGGTCAGCTTGGCTGACACCGCCAGGTTGCCCGAGAGCTTCTCGGTCAGCGCCAGCCCCTGATCTTCTGACAGGGTGTAGATCCGACCCTGGGCATCGGTCGCCAGAAACTGCACATCGGTGCCAGCGGCAGGACGCTCGACGCCCGCGAGCGCCATCATGTCCGACAGATTGGTCACCGTGTACTGGCCCAGCGAGACCGTCTTGCTGGCTTGCGAAAAGCGGCACCCGAGCAAACGAAACGTCAGGTCCTGCGTCTGGTGCGCTGTCCAGGTGATGCCGTTGGAAGACGAGAGCAGCACGCCGATCTGGTAGGGCTGTGCCGTCACCCAACCGGTGCGCGGGTCGTACTTGCCCAGTTCGGCCACCGACACGGCGTGGTTCGCATCGTCGGTCAGCACCACCAGGGCGTACTCGCGGTTCGCTTCGAGCGCCACCGGGTCCAGCGTAATGCGCGTGGCGTTGCCGTCGGTCTTGATGTCCGATGCCAGCAATCGGCCTTCGGTCAGCACGGTCGTGGTCGGAATGCCGACCTGCGTTTCGCGGATCTGCACGATGACCGGGGCTGAGCCGCCCTTGGTGGTGAACCACAGCTCCAGCCCACCGATGGTCCGGCGCTCGGGCAGCGTGAAGGTCTGCGCCAGCGGGTCCCAGCGGCGCACCACCGTCGTCAGGATGCGCCGACGGGTTTCGGTGACGATCTGACCCCGACCGACGTAGGTCGCCGAGCCGTAACTGCCACCGGCCCCGAGAAACTCCACCAGCTTCGCCCCAGCCGGGATGGCTTGCGGAATCTGGAACGTACCCGTCAAGAGCCCCGAGGCATTGGCAGCGGTGCCCGCAGGCTGCGAAATCCCGATACCGTCGAAGCGCAAGGCAGCCAGCGCCTCGCTGGGTCCGAACCCTTCCACCCGATAGGCGACGTTGAGGCTGCGCAGGAACTGCGCTTCCTCAGCTCGGGAGGCCAGCACCTGCTCGCTGACCCGGGTACCGACCACTTGCTCCAGGACGCCACTGCCCTCGATCAGACGCTCCGTCACGTCCGAGGCCCAAGTGGTGTTGGTGACGGTGAACTGGTCGACGGCCGGGTTCAAGGTGACCCGGGCCGGCACCGGCTCGAAGGCCTGGTAGGGGTTGATCTTCATCGACCCGGTACGGGCCAACTGCTCGATCACAGGGGTCAGGGTGTAGTCGAGCGTAATGAGGGCGTTGCCGTTCTCCTTGGCGTGCTGGGCACTGGCGGTGATCGGCAGCGTGAGGACACCGGCCACGACCGCTCCGGTCTGCGCCACGCCCTGATCGCGCAAGTCGTCGTCGAGGAAGTTGTCCACGAACAGCCCCTTCTTGGCGGCGGGCTCACGGATGTTGGCATCCACGCGCAGGCGCTCCAGCGCCATTAGATCGTAGAGGTCGGCAATCTGGCGCTGCATCGCAGTCAATTCCGAGACTTTGATGGTGCGAATCGCCACATTCCTGACCTCGGGCGTCGCGCCACTGCGCCAGTCATAGGCGATCTCGGCCAGCGCCAGGCGCGAGGCTGGAACGGTGGGGGCGACGGGGTTTCTCACCTGCGAAATCCCCTTGATGCGCTCGACCTGGCCATCGGCGGTGAGCGCCAGCATATCGACGCGCGGCAGCTTCCACTGGTAGTCGATGTACATCGTCGAACCCTGCACCACGCCCGTCACTTTGAAGCCGGTGTCGGTCAGGTGGGTCGGGGTGATGCTGGCGATGTACTGGTAGGTGACCTGGTAGCTCGACCCCGGTGCCGGCTCAGCGCCGCCGGGCGACCAGTCGATCTCATCGCCCACCACCTTGTAGTCGGTGCCTTGCGCGTAGGTCGTGGCGCCTTGTTTGACCTCCAGCACCGCAACCACCGTCGGCTCGGTCAGCACATCGCGGCTGCCGGTGAAGGCGCCATGGACCACCGTCTCGGTCTTCTGCTGGGTGACCTTGATGTCGAGCACCTGCGCCAGCGGTGGCCGGTTGATGGTCACCACCATCGAGCCATCGCCCGCGTCATTGAAGACTTGCGGTTCCGAGGACACCCGCTGCAGATCCGGGTCGATGGGCAGACGCAGGCGTTGCGATTGGCTGCGTTCGACCTTGAAGCCGTCGATGTTGGCGCGCCCCTCCGCCACGGAAAAGATGTGCTCTTGGCTGTCACTGTCCAAGGAGAGATAGCGCACGCCCAGCCCCTCGGTGACGTAGTGGCCGTTGGCGTCATAGTCGTAGCGCGCCAGGCTGGCAATCACGCCATCAAGTACCGGAGGCTGGCGGCGGTTCTCGAGGAGGCCGTTGTCCAGTGCATAGACGGCGTGAAAGTCGCCCGGCTGACCGTCCGAGGTGCCGGCGCCTTCCCAGCCCCAG